TCAATCCCGTTGTGCCACACCGTGTTCACGAAGAAGTCAGCGACCGCCCCGGCCGCCGTCTTGATCCCGTCCCACACGACGCGCCAGATGTCCTGAAACCACGTCGTCTTCGTGGCGATCAGCACGATCACGCCGATCAGCAGCACGATAGCGGCGATGATCAATCCGATGGGATTGGCGGTCATCGCTACGTTCAGCGCCCATTGAGCCGCCGTTGCCGCGCCCGTCGCTATGGTGCCGGCAACCATCGCGATCTTCTGCCCGACCATCGCAACCGTCGCCGACGACGACGCGATGGCAACAATGTCCATCACGCCCGAGAGCGTGCCGATCGCCACTGAGAGCCCGCCGACGATCTTTGCCCCGGCCGAGTCGGCGTCGACACCGAGCAACGCCATACCGCCCGACAGTGCGCCGATGCCGCCCGCGAGCGTGCCCGTCTTGGTCGCGAGATTGTCGGCCCGCTCGCCGAGCCGATCCATCTTGCCCGTACTCGTCTCGACGCTCGACGCGGCAGTCGACGTAGCGGTCTCGAACGACTGAACCTGTTTCGTGGCGCGCTCGATCGCGGCGTCGAGCGACGATTCATCGCCGGTCAGCTCAAGGGTTACGACGTTCGTCATCGCGACGTGACCTCCAGCCCGGCCGACGTTGCCGCCGCGCGCACCGCTTCGAGGGTCGCCGCCACCATGTCGTCGTACCGCCGGTAATAGGCGGGATACAGGTAACGACCGTCCTTAATGTACGGTCGCACGACCGAGCCCGAGCCACGCGAGCCGCCGCGTTGCACCGACACCCGGCCGCCGCCGTGCAGCGTGATGCGGGCCGTCGAGCGACGCCCACGGCCCACCGTGCCGCCAAAGTCGAGCCACGGCGTGTACGGCGCCACGCTGCCGCCCTCGCTGATCTGGACGCCCTCGAAACCGCGGCGTGTGACTACCTTGACTTTGACCGAGCGCTTTGCCTTGCCCCGACGCCGGGGCATGTCGGCCGCCGCATCCTCGGCGACACCCTTGCCGATCGTCTTGAGCGCGGCCGTGAACTCGCGCTTGGCCTCGGGAGCGACCTTCCGCATCGAGGCGAGCATCTCGCTGAGACCCTTCAATTCCATCTTGACTGGCACGCTCGCTCACCTCCGATGCTTGGCGTCGTCTGCTCGATCCTTTAGGTACACGCACCACCCGACGAACTCGCGATAGCTCATCGTCGATTTCAGCTCGTCGACCGTACGGCCGCCGATCGTTTCCGCGATGGCGTACCACGCGCCCTCGTCAGTCGTCTGTTGCTCGATCCACAGGGCTTTTCTGCGCGCCCTTCCCGTAGCCGCTCAGCGCCTCGATGCGGTCGCTGACGGTCGTGAAGTCGCGGGCGTCGTGCGCGTTCAGCCACGCAACCCCGGCCGCCTCGGCGTCGCGCACCTTGGTTTTGCCGAGCATGAACCCGATCTGAATCGCGATACCGCCCGGGGCGTCGGGATCGTCGGCAAGCGCCGCGTTGCGCTTGGCGATCAGCGCGACCTCCATGCCGGTCAGCCCGCGCACGGCGATGGTCTCGCCCGACGGAAGCTCAAGATCCTCGGTGATCACTGCGGTTCCCTTCACTCAGCTCGTGTAAACGCGTTGCGGACTGAGCCGCGGCTCAGTAGGTGCCGTCGGTGATGTCGCCGGACACGGTGAACGTCGCCGACCACTTGACGATCTCGGCGACCGGCGATGTGGTCGTGTAGTCGTCGAGGTGCGCCGTGAACGTCTCCTTGGGCATGCCGACGGTCGAGCCCTCGACGCCCCGGACGATGGCGAGGTTCTGGCCCTCTTTGCCCTTGAGCACGTCGCCGGTTCCCGTGGTCGCCGTCTTGTCGTACCAGCCCGAGCACGTGAACGTGTGGGCCTTGAGCCCCTCGTCGTCGGCGTACTCGTGCCCTTCCGAGCCGTAGGCGGTCGTCTCGCTCTTGTCCGCGGCCCGCTTCAGCTCGCTTGTGGTGGTCCACGGCCCGACGTCACTGCCATCGATGGTCAGCGTCGTCTTGCTGCCGTGAGTCGATGCGCCCATTACGCTCCACTCCCTGTGATGTCGAGATCGAACTGTGCACCCTTGTACGTGGTGCCGCCGATAGTCACATCGCCAACCGTGGACCGAGTAACGATGATCGTATCGAACGCTGTATATGTGCCGGTCTCAAGGCACGCCTTGACCGACGTGTCGCCGGTGTCGCTCATGTAGCCCGCGAGCGCCTTGAATGCCACGTCAAGCGGCGAACGGGCCACGGCCACCGTTACGGACAGCTTGAGCCGCGTGAGCCCGTTGCCGTAGCTCTGGTGGGGCGTGCTCTCGATGCCGAACACGTAGCCGAACGGGGCCGAGCCCGTGTCGGGTGCGAACGGCGTCGACCGTCCACTGAGGATGGTTCCGAGCCGGTCTGAGACCTCCTGGGCGACGGTCTCGAAATTCATCGCGCCACCCACCCGGTACGGATGTAGTCGACGACGAGCGGAGCCACGTCGGGATCGAGGCGGGCCAGCAAGCGCAGCTCGCCGCCGCCGTCAGCGCCGCCGGCAACGCCGTACGGGCTATCGCGACGGATGTTCAGCCGCGAGGCTTGCAGCATCGTCGCCTCGACGATCGGGTCAGGGTAGGGAGCATTCCAGCCCCACAGTCCCTCGATGTCCATCTCGCCGTTCGACAGCGGGGCCGCGCCGAGCATGACGAGGTACGTGTACGGCTCGCCGTCGGCGATCGCGTTGCGGGGCCGTAGCGCGTACTGGTCGCTGGTCAGCTCGACGCCGTCAACCGTGACCGTGAGCCCGGTCGTATCCATGATGTCGTCAATGTCGGCGACGTAGGCGTTGCGGGTGCGCGACCAGCGCAGCTCGTACGAGCGCGTGACCGCCTGGTCGACCTTGCCGAACTGACGCCGGCACGACGCGTCGACCGCCCGCGAGGCAGCGCCGAGCTTGAGCCGCAACAGCGGGTCGTCGTCGGTGTCGGCCTCGTCGCGGAGACGCAACCAATCACGCATCTGCGTGAGCGACGCATACAGGGGCTTCCATGCCATCGGTACTGCCTCCCCTCGCGGGCTCGAGTTTCAGTGACTTCGATCGATCCTTACCGTGCGGGGCCGAGCCGGATCGCGGCCCGGCCCCACGTCGGTGGGCGGATCAGGTGGTGTGACCCGCGATGACCTTGTACGCGGTCGTGTTCTTCTGCTTGCCGTCGGCACGCACCCACGCGTTGTACTTGATCTGGCGCTTGTCGTTGGCGCTGTACGGGTCGACGAGCACCTCGACGTCCTTCACCTGCCGCCAGATGTAGCCCTCGCGGATGTCGCCGAAGATGCCCCAGTTGATCCCGGCGCCGGCCGAGAGGGTCAGCGCCGGCATGTCGTTGTCCGGCACGACCGGGACCAGGAGCGGGCCGATCGCCAGCGCCGGGAAGACGCGGGTCGATGAGCCATCGGTGATCGTGACGCCCTGCTTGAAGATCAGGTTGCCGTTCGTGTCCTCGATCTGCGAGACCACGCCAAGCGCGGCCTGGTTGCAGTAGAACTTGGCGTTGGCCCAGTACGCCGCGTCGAGCGACATGACGAGGTCCACCAGGTCGCTGTACTCCAGCGTGGTGCCCACGATCTCCAGACCGGTGATGCCCTGGAGGATGCCCTGCGGGTCGCCGGAGCCGTCGCCGCTGATCGCGTCGACCGCCATCTTGCGGCGCAGCCGGAGACCCAGCTGACGGGCGACCAGGTCCTCGATGTTCACCGCGGAGTCCTGGACGAGCGCCCGAGGCAGCGCGAGCGGGGTGTTGCCGGCGCCGGTCGCGTTGTACTCGAACGCGCCCAGGTTGACCTCACCGAACACGAGGTCAGCGCCCGCGCTCGCCGGGGCCGTGTTCTCGGCCGCGATCACCGAGGAGTTGGCCGTGTCGTTGATGGTCGGGAACGGCAGCGGCCGGCCGTCGGTCGTCGGGAGCTGCTCGACGTCGCCGAGCACGCCACCGAACGACTTGATGACCTCGACGATCCGGTTGCGGAAGTCCTCGGGCACGGTGTACCCGCCGGAGCTGCCGGTGCCGGTCGTCTGCGCGTTGGAGCGCGTCATGTCGTTGTTGGGGCGGCCGGTGCGCAGGTACGCGCGGAAGCCGTCCATCTCGGTCTCGGCCTGCGTGCGCGCGGCGTTGCTCGGCCGCCCGGCCGGCACGACCA